CTAGCGTTTGGCTGGGCGGAAGCCCACAAATACTCCGAATGGGGAGAAGTCGCCTATCTCGACCAGCTTCCAACCTTCACCTTCAACTTTGCGGATAACTTCCGTCACTTCGTCCGGCACCTCCCAATCCGTTTCTGTATAGGGACGGGATGCGTCGGCCAGGGGGACTTGCAGGCCGAGCGTGGGGCTGTTCTTCATGCGCTGCCGACGGGCGTAACTGGCATAACTCAAGCAGTCATCCATCCGGGCATCCTTCCCTGCCATGCCTGCTGCTCCGTACTGGAGTGCTCGCCGCAGTGTCCCTCGGCTTCTGCCTCATGCCCCCTCTGTCAGGAGGTGATCCCCCATGCCCAGTAGGCCCCGCCCCCCTTGTTCTGTCCTCGGGTGCCCTGAGCTGACCGTTGGGGGACGCTCCTGAGCGGTAGCTGGTCCACCAGCACCCGCCGCACCCAACTCCCGCGCAACTGGCCGCGCATCCGTGCCGGCGTCCTGCTGCGGGACGCTCACCTGTGTCAATGGGTCCGGTACGACACAGGTCTCCCGTGCTTCGAGGAGGCGTCCGAGGTGGATCACCGCTTCGACCCGCACGACCACCGGCCCGAGGCGCTGTGGTCGCTGTGTCGCTGGCACCACGCCCGTAAGACGGCGCAGGAAGCAGCGGCCGGCCGAAGGCGGGTGCGTGAGGCCCGAGAAGTGCCCCGCAGTCGAAGGGCCCACCCTGGGGCGTTGTAGCCCCCGTGGTCTGCGGGAACGTCCGTGGGGTGGTTCCCGATCAGGCCCCCGTGCGTACCCCTGGGTGTGGTGGGGCAGGTGGCCCGCGCGGAGCGCGTGGCGGTGGGTGTGGAGGGGCGGCTGGGTAACGCTCACTGTGTCGCCAACACGCTGTTGGACCGCGCGGTCCACGTCGCCCTGCTGGGGCGGTGCCTGGGTGTGGTGCCCGGCGAGGCGTGCCCTTGGTGGGCGGGGCTGAGGTGCTGCCGCTCCTGGTGGCGCGACACGCTCGCTCGCTGTCGCTTCAACATGATTGATCGTTTGTCGCGCGCGACGTGTGACGAGATGTTGTTGAGTGATCGCGAACGTGGCTGGCCCAGGGGGGTGGCTCCCTGATCTTGATTCTTCCTGACCGGGGCGTGACAGCAGCTCGGTTTCTGTGCGATCGCGGAGCCTTCCTTTTTCGCCCCTTGAGCCCTTGTGCCGCTTGGTCAAGAGGCGCTTTCTCCACGTACTGAGATCCGAGGTGACCCATGCGCATCGATCCCAAGCTGAAGGATGCGGACAAGATCCGCGCCGCCCTCGTGGCCGGCTTCGAGGTCGAGCTGGAGCTGGAGCCGGCGGATCTGGCGGCGATCGACATCGCCGCGTCCATGCTGGCGCGCGCCGCGTCGCTGGATGACCTCGTTCGCCGCGAGGGCCAGATGGTGCCCGGCGGCAACCGCGCCGGCATGTTCGTCTTGCACCCCGGCATCACGGAGGCCCGGCAGCTCCGGCAGGCCGCCGGCGCGCTGCTGGCGAAGGTCCGCGGTGAAGGTGACGGGGCGGAGCGCGGGCACAACTCCCGTTCCGCTGCGGGTGCCCGGTGGGCGGGTCGCCGCTGATGGCCCGCCGCAAGACGCGAGCCTCGGGTGGCCCGTCGAACGAGGCGCTGCGCATCGCGCGGACGATCGCCTATTACGGGGCCTGCCTCGATCGCGGCGTGACGCACGAGCAGGCGCGGGCCCTGTGGGCGCACGACATGACGCGGCCGTTCACCGTCTGCTCGGGAGACATGCCGCTGGCACTCCTGGCCCGGCTGGAAGCCGAGGCCCAACGCGACGCGGGGACCAGCACATGACCGACTGAACCGAACGGGGGTGGCGCTTGCCCGCGCCGGTTTTCGCCCCCGTGCGGACCGTCGAAGACACCGTCCCCGAGCTGACTCTGGCCCGGGACATCCTGCGGTGGACGGCCCGGCATTTCCGGGCCGACTGGCGGTACACCCCGGAGCAGGTGCGCATCCTCGCCCGGTGGTACGCCATCGACGCCGAGGGGGAGTTCGTCTACACCTCGGGGACGCTGCGGCGTCTGAAGGGGTGGGGCAAGGACCCCAAGATGGCCTCGGTCTGTTGGGCGGAGCTGATGGGCCCGTGCCGCTTCGGCGGCTGGCGTGCCGACGGCTCGCCCCGGGGTGTGCCGGCGAAGGAGCCGTGGGTTCAGATCTTCGCCACGTCGGCAACGCAGAACACCAACACCATGTCGGCCCTGCTGGGGTTGCTGACGGACGAGACGATCGCCAAGTACGCGGTCGATCTCGGCCAGGAGAAGTGCTACGCGACACTGCCGGACGGCCGGCGGTGTCGGCTGGAAGCGAAGGCCTCGAGCTACCGGGCCGCCGAAGGCGGGCGCCCGAGCTTCGCCCTGATGAACGAGACGTGGCACTGGGTCACCGGCAACCACGGGCCGAAGCTGGCAGCGACGATCCGCGCCAACTGCGCCAAGGTCTCCGGCCGGTACATGGAGATCACCAACGCCCCGGTCATCGGCGAGGACAGCGTTGCTGAGAACACGCTGTACGACTACCAGAAGCAGCGCGACGGCAAGAACCGGTCCACGGGCCTGTACTACGACAGCGTGGAAGCGCCCTCGGGCGTGGACCTGGGCGACGAGAAGCAGTTGCACGCCGCCCTGCTGTGCGCTCGCGGTGACGCGGTCTGGGTCAACCCCGACCGCGTCATGCCGGAGATCTGGTCCGCCTCCACCACCGAGGACGAGTCCCGCCGCAAGTACCTGAATCAGACGACGGTGGCCGAGGACGCGCTGGTCGATCCCGAGGATTGGGGCCGGTGCGAGGTCGAGGGCCGGGACCTGCGGCCGGGTGACCGCATCGTGATGGGTCTCGATGGCGGCGAATCCGACGACAGTACAGCCTTGGTGGTCATGCGCGTGCGGGATGCGATGTGCGTTCCGCTGGGTGTGTGGGAGAAGCCGGACGGTCCCGCCGGCAAGGGCTGGCAGGTGGACAAGGAAGTCGTCAGCGACGCCGTGGCGAACGCGTTCGCCACCTACAACGTGACCGCGTTCCTGTCGGACGTCGCGTTCTGGGAGACCTACACCGCCCAGTGGTCCGAGAAGTACGGGCCGAAGCTGCTGATCCGCTCGAACGTGCGGTCCGCGGTGGGGTACGACATGCGCGCCAATCAGCGCGAGATCACCACGGAGAACATGGCCATGGTGGGGGCCATCGAAGCCCACCAGCTCCTGCATCAGGGCCACTTCACGCTGCGCAGGCACGTGGAGAGCGCCCGGAAGCGGCCGAATCAGTACGGCATCAGCTTCCGCAAGGAGTCGCGCGAGAGCCGACACAAGGTCGATGCGTACGCAGCGCTGCTGCTGTGCTGGATCGCTCGCCGGCGACTGATCGAGTCCGGCAAGCTCAAGCCACAGCGCGCGGTGGCACAGATGACCGCGTACGAAGGGTATTGACAGCTTGACCGAGGTCGCGAGCGTGCTCACGCAGCGCGCACGCCATGCTCGTGGCCTGATCCAGCGGGATTACGAGCGGCTGAACCTGGCCGACCGGTATCTCCGGGGCTACCACCGCGCACCGTTCATCCCGAAGAAGGCCAACCCGGAGTTCCGGGCCCTGGTGAAGCGGTCCTTCGACAACATCGTCCCGCTGATCGTGGACGCGCCGACCAACGCCATGGGCGTGGACGGCTACCGCCGCTCGGGCAGCGACACCAACGCGCCCGAGTGGAAGTGGTGGCAGGCCAACCGGCTGGACCAGCGGCAGCACCAGGTCCACCGGGGCGCACTCGCGGTCGGCCACTCGTACGTGACCGTCCTGCCCGGCATGCGGCCAGGGGAGAAGCGGGACCGGCCGCAGGTGCGCGCGTATGACGCGGTGAAGATGGTGGCGGTCTACGAGGACCCCACCTTCGACCAGTTCCCCCTCTACGCCCTCCACCTGGACGCGGTCCCCGGCGACGGCGGGCAGGAGCCGCACACGGGCCGACTCGTCGACGACCAGGCCGTGTATCACCTGGATTTCGAGGCAGGCGACCCGAAGGTGGTCAAGGTCGAGCCGCACGGCCTGGGCGTCTGCCCGGTGGTGCGGTTCGCGCCGGCGGTCGATTTGCAGGGCCGCACTCAGGGGCTGGTCGAGCGGGTCATGACCACGCAGGACCGCATCAATCAGATGACCTTGAACATGCTCATCGCCCAGCACTACGGGGCGTTCGCGATCCGGTTCGCCACCGGCCTTGCGCCGGTGGAGGTGCTGGACGAGTACGGCGATCCGGTCCGGGACGAGGACGGGCAGCCGAAGTTCCTCCCGCCGGTCCTGGACCCCTCCACGCTGCTGGTCTCCCCGAACGCCGAGACGGAGTTCGGGCAGCTGCCCGCGCAGTCCACGAAGGATCTTCAGGACTCCATAGCCATGACGGTCAAGCACGCCTGCATGGTCACGGAGACACCCCCGCACTACGTGATGTCGGACATGGTCAACATGGCCGCCGATGCACTCGCCGCGGCCGAGTCCGCGTTCATGCGCAAGGTGGCCGAAGTACAGGCCGCCCTCGGCGAGAGCTGGGAATCGGTCATGAGGCTGTGCGCCCTGGTGGCCGGCGACCGGGCCGGCTTCGAGGACGAGGAGTCCGAGGTCGTGTGGGCGGACCGGGGCAACCGGTCCTTCGCTCAGGCCGCCGACGCCGGTTTGAAGCTGTCGCAGATGGGTGTCCCGCTGGGCATCGTCCTGCGGAAGGTACCGGGCTTCACTCAGGCCGACATCGACGAGTCGGTCAAGGAATGGAAGCGTGCGCAGGAAGCGCAGCTGCGCGAGATCGCCGCGAGCCAGCAGGCCAAGGCCCCCGGCGAGGGGGTGAGCGATGGCGACGAGCGAGCAAGCGCGACGGGCAACGGCCGCGTACCGGCGGGCGCAGGAGCGCATAGCCGCTGAGGTCGCCACCGACCTCTCCGCGTGGCTGGCCGGCGTCTCCGGGCAGGCCGTACGAGCCGGTGCGGGGCCGCTGGGCCGCGAGTACCGGGCCCGCGTCGCCCGGGGCCGACGGAAGTCCTACGGCCTGGCCGTTGCCTTCTACCGGCTGCTGCGCGCGCTGGAGACCGGCACGGTCGTCAACCTGCCCGGCGCGGCCACGGCCGAGGGCCCGACCCTCGAAGGGCTGTGGCGCGAGTTCAACCGCGCGACCGGACAGCAGGCCGGCAGCGCGAGCCGCGGTGGCCACCTGCTGGTCGATGACTCCCCGTGGGCCGGCTACGACGAGCGCACCGAACAGCGGCGCGCCGAGGGTGCGTTCCACCGCGAGGTGACCGCCCGCCTGGACAAGGAGAGTGGGGCGGCCGAGCGGCGGGGCCGGCTCGATGACCCGGAGTTCGAGAAGGAACTGGCCGAGGCCATGAACACGGCCCGGCAGGAAGCCGCGCGTACCGGATCACAGATCGCCGAGGACGGCGGGCGCGAGGCCCTGGCCGAAGCCGTGCGCGGAGACCCGAAGGCGCTGGGCTACTACCGCGAGACCGACGCCGACCCGTGCGCCTGGTGCGCGATGCTGGCCAGCCGGGGCGCGGTCTACAAGTCGGCTGCGACGGCCAGCATGTCGGACGGGCAGCGGTACCACCCCGATTGCCACTGCCAGCCGCGCCCGATCTTCTCTCGCAGCCACACGCTCCCCGAAGCGAACCAGCGCTACATGCGGCTGTGGCGCGAGAAGTCCAAGGACGGCCTGACGCTGGCCGAATGGCGTCGAGAACTTGAGAAAGAGAGCAGCACCACGTGAGCGAGCAGACCCCGGTGGAGGCCCCCGAGCAGCCGCAGGCGACCCAGGCCCCGACGCCAGCCGAAGCATTCGGCGGCAAGGAGCCCGCCCCCGCCGACCCTCCGACTCCTGAGCCCGCCCCGACGGGGGAGCCGGCCGAGCCCGCGGTGGACTACCGCGCGCTGTACGAGAAGGCTCAGGCCGAGGCGCGGACGCTCGCGGACGCGGTCAAGACGGCGGACGCCGAAGCCGCAGGGCTCAAGGACCGGCTGGCACACCTCGAAGTGTCGGTGATCCGGCAGCAGGAAGCGGCGCGGGTCAACCTTCCCGCCGACCTCGCGGCACGCCTTCAGGGCGAGACGCCCGAGGAGATCGCGGCCGATGCGCGCACGCTCGCCGCGCTCGTCGCCCCCAAGCCGGTCACCGGCAAGGGCGGGCTGGACCCCGATGCCCCGGCCGAGCACGACCCCGAGGCGATCACTCGCCGCATTCGCGCCGTCAGCTTCTGACCGCGCGAACTCCTTTCCCGGCCCCTGCCGTTGGCAGGGGCTTTTGCACACCCGAAAGTAGTTGCACCACCCCTTGGCTCATAGCTTCATCACTACGGAGAACGCGGGCGGCAAGGTCGCCCGGCAGGCTCTGTCCCTCCTTGCCGCCGAGCTGGTTCTTGGCCGTCTGGTCCACCGCAGCGCCGAGTCCGAGTTCGCCGGCGGCGTCGGCAACGTCGTCAACGTCAAGAAGCCCGGTCAGACGCAGGATGCGCACGACGCCGGCACCGCCACCCCGACGGTGGGCACCGGCACCCAGGGCTACCTCGATATCCGCGAGTCCTCGGTACAGATCCGGCTGGACCACCACTTCATTCACCCGGTCAAGGTGACCTCCCGGGAGCTGTCGCTGGACCTGGAGAGCTTCGCCGCTCAGGTCCTGGCCCCGCAGGTCCGCAAGATCGGTGAGCGTGTCGAGGCGGCCATTGCGGCCCCGATGAACGCTGCGATCAAGGCCGTGCCCGAGGCCGGCACCGTGGACCCGGCCAAGGCCAAGGCGCTGCGCGAGGCCATCATCGCGGCCGGCGTCACCATGGACGAGGCCAACGTCCCGGACACCGGGCGCGTCTTGGTCGTCTCCCCGGCCTTCTACGGCGAGCTGCTCAAGGACGACATCTTCGTCAAGGTCAACGAGAGCGGCAGCACCGAGGCGATCCGCAACGCGCGCGTCGGCAACATCCTCAACTTCGAGGTCTTCAAGTCGAATTACCTCAAGGGCGGCGCGCTGGCCATGACCCGCGAGGCGTTCGCCCTGGCTGTCCGCGCCCCGCAGGCGTCGATGGGCGCGAAGTTTTCCGGCTCCGAGTCCTACCAGGGCTACGCGATGCGCTGGATTCAGGATTGGGACACCGCCGGTCTGTCGGACCTATCGATCTGCGACGTCTTCGTGGGCGCCAAGGCGCTGTTCCAGGGCACCGACCCGATCACGAACGCCCCGGAGTTCCCCCGGTACGTGCCCATCACCCTCAAGGGCAACGGCACCAAGGCGTAAGGCGGCCCGATGACGGACTCGCAGTCCGCGGGGCCCCTGGCGACACTGGCCGACCTCGAACGCCGCTACGGCGGCACCTTCACCGGAGCCGACAGGCAGCAGGCCGAGGCCGCCCTGGACGACGCGTCCGCTATCGTCCGCGCATACGGGAATCCGAGCTGGGGCGCGGTCATCGACGGCCGCCCCCGTCCGGTCCCGCCGGCTGTGCGAGCCGTCGTCCTGGCCGTGGCCGAACGCCGGGTCCGCAACCCCGAAGGCTTCGTATCGGAATCGGCGGGTGAGTACAGCTACCGCATGCCCGAGCAGGGCGCGGTGGGCGGCTCGCTGTCGAAGGGTGAGCAGCTGCTCATCGAGCGACTGTCCGGCCGTAACGCGATGCGCTCGCTGGAGACCGTGCGGGCCGTGCTCCTCACGGACCGGCCCGCTGGCTACCCGTACCCGGACCCGGCAGACCAGCGGGGGCTGGTGTGATCTTCCATCGCCGGGCCCCCGTCGAACTGCGGATCTTCCCGCCGGCCGAGGCGGACGACGGGTACGGCGGCACGGCCCCGGGCCTGGGCGAGCCGGTGACCGTCCGCGCGTTCGCACAGCCCATGGACGCCCCCGAAGGGGTTGCGACGGGCTGGGCAGCCCCGGTGCGCCTGAAGGTGCTCATGGGGTCGTGTGAAGCCGTGCGGGTGTGGGCGCGGGTCGAGGTGGATGGTGAGCCGTGGCATGTCGTGGACCCACCGCGCGTTCACGGGGCGTCGCGCCGTACCCGCTACCTGTCGGCCGTGATCGAAGGGGGCAGCGGTGGCGTACGTGAAGCCGGGCATCAATAAGACGATGGCGGGCCTGCCCGGGGTGATGCAGAACCTCAAGAGCCACGCCACGGTCATGGCGGGCGAGATCAAGGCTGTGGCCGCACCTCACCGCAAGACCGGCGCGTTCGAGCACGGCATCAAGGTCCGTCGGCTCCGCAAGGGCTACGCCGTGAACCTCGAAGACCGCAACAGCGCCTCGATCAACTACGGCCACTTCACCAAGGAGGGCGCGTGGGTCGAGGGCATTCACGCGGTCGAGCAGGTGGTGGGCGCGGGTCGTGGGCCCCGGAGCCGGAGGTGATCCCTGTACGTCCTGCCCGACTCTGAAGCGCTCGTCCTGGACGCGCTGCGCGCGTACCTTCCCACCGGCACGCAGGTGCGGGTGGCGATGCCGCAGCAGTGGGCGGCGCTGCTGCCGCTGGTGGTGGCCCGCCGGGTGGGCGGCAAGGCGCGTGACCCCCGGTTCATCGACTCCGGCATGTTCACCGTGCAGACCCTGGCCGGCTCCCGCGCCGCGGCCTCACTGCTCGCGCGGCAGGCCCGGGGCGCGCTCCTGGCCGCATGCCGGGACCAGTACCGGGGCGCGGACGGCCATCTCGCGCACTTCACGGAAGTGACCGGCCCATTCATGACGGGCGACGGCCTGACCACCGGCAACCCCGAAGTCTTCCGCTTCACCGCGACCTACCAGGTCAACGCCCGCCCCCTGCTCGCCGCGCCGGAGCCGCGCCCTTTCGCTCTGGCCCTGGCTGTCAATGGGTCGAACTCTAGGCACTACCGCGCGCAGGTAGCCGGCGCAGCCGCCGGCCCCGCGCGACTTGATTGGGGAGACGGCCAGGTGGCCGACATCGATATCGGCTCGGACCCGTACGTGGTCGAGCACGAGTACAAGAAGCTCGGTCCGCACACGGTCACCGTGACCGACGCGGACGGCAACACCCGCACCGTGCAGACGAAACCGATCCTGCCGGTGGAAATCTCCTGGGCGATGGACCCCGGCTCGAACTTCGAAGGCGTGCTGTCAGCGAGCGGCGTCAAGCCGGGCGTGACGGTGGACTGGGGCGACGGCTCGAAGCCTGCCACCCCCACCGTCTCCGGCGGCAAGCTCACCGAGCGCCACGCCTTCACCTCCGAGGGGAAGCGGACCATCACGGTCACGGTGCCCTCGTGGAAGGCGAACGGCTTCGAGGGCCACACGGCCACTGCCTCGGTCACCGTGCGGCTCCCGCGCGAGCTGGACGTCCAGATCGGTTACTTCGAGGACGACCCGCGCAAGGTGTCGGCCACCATCCGCAACGCCGTGGTGGGCAAGGGCCTGATCAACTGGGGTGACTGATGGCCACTGAAGCCGTGACGGTCCCCGCGGACGGCGCAGCGGTGACCTGCCAGCACACCTATCCGGGGACGGCGACGCGCTTCGAGGGCTGGTTCGAGGACCGCATGCAGCGCCGCGTCTCCTTCTCCGTCGTCCTGGCCTCGCCAAAGCCGCGCCCCCAGGCCCCGAAGGACGTACAGGTCTGGCGCGACGGCGGCGCGTGGAACGAGGTCCGCGTGCTGTGGCTGCCGATCGCCGGCTACGACGACTACTCGGTCCGCGTGTTCAAGAACGGCGCACTGATCAAGTCCCTGAACACAGGCGGCCGTCCGCCCAACCCGTACGGCTACTTCCAGGCGTACGTGGCTCCCGAGGCGAGCCCGACGCGCGGCCAGGTCTATGCGTATGACGTGTCCGTCAAGGGCGCTGACGCGTGGTCCACGCGCATCACCCATCAATGGGCGGGCTAGACCCATGAGCGACACCGCCACTAACTGGTAAATCCCCAGGTCAGCGGCGGTGCTCAGTCGCCAGTGGACTCGACGGGCGGAATGTCGATCTCTCCGACAGGCATGCCGACGGAGTCGTCCAGGGCCGCTTCCTCCTTCTTCTGCTTGTCAACGTGATCTTGGAGCTTCTTCTCAACTGCTGTGGTGTCGATGAGGGCCGCTCCCGGGATGTTCTTCTTCGCCTGCGCGACGGCTTCCTTCGGAGTGATGGACTTGTTGGACATGAGCTTGAGAGCTGCTTCGAAGATCAACTGCGGGATGTTCACAACCATGTGTTCGTCCTCCGTCTCGACCACGAGCGGCCACACGCCGCCAGATCATCACTGCCCCTACATCCAGGCGTGAGCGGCGTTCGCTTGCGAGAACCACCCGATCAGGTGCAGTCCTCCGCGCGGCATTGCCATCACAGGCGGCAACCGCAAGAACCGTGGCTCCCAGGGCGGTCGGCCGCCGCACTTCGACAATTCGTGAACGACACAGCCCGTCCGGAGTTCGTTCCGGGCGGGCTGTTGCATGACCTGAAAGGCGGCCATTGGCCGAGAAGATCGAGCCCGTCATCAACCCCTCGCAGGGGTACGTGTACGTGGCCCCGGTCGGCACTCCCATGCCGGCGCTCCCGATCCAGCCGAAGGACCCCAACGCCAGCATGCCGCAGGTGAACGGGGCCAAGTCCGCCGTGTGGCGGGATGTGGGCAACACGTCGCTGGACAACGGCATCGAGATGAGCGTGGACGGCGACGACGCCGAGACGCTGGGTTCCTGGCAGAACCCCAACCTCAAGCAGACCAACCCGAAGAAGACGTACGCGCTGACCGTGAACCTTGAGGATTTCACGGTCGAGACGTACAAGCTCTACTACGGCGCGGGTGACGCCTCGGTCATCACGGACCCGGTCACCTCGAAGCCGGTCGGGTTCAACATCCCCCTGAATCCGGCGGCCACGGAAAAGGCCCTGCTGATCGTCGGCACCGACGGCACCCACGCGGTTGCCTGGCACTACCCCAAGGTGGCCCTGATCGGCGGCGACTCCATCACCCTGGACCCGGCAGCCCTGTCCGAGGTACCCGTGAAGGCAACCGTCCTCGGCTACGACGGCAAGACCGGCACCGTCACCGAGCGGTACGCACTCTAACCTCCTGACCCGCCGCGTCGGCTCGTAACGCCCGCGCGCGGCTTCGCGCGGCCCCGTCGCCCGCAGTGGTGGATTCCACCGCTGGGTGCGCCAGTTGAGAAAGATCGAGTTTGACCACCCTGAATTTCGCTGACCTCAAGGCCGAAGCCGAGAGCAAGGCGGCCGAGGGCCTGACGTTCATCGGCCCGAACGGCGAGACCATCCACCTGCGCCCGCTTGCGACCGTGCCGGGCGGTGACCTCAAGGCCGTGCTGGCGCACATCGATGCCCTCGGCTCCGACAAGGTCTCCGACGTCACCAAGATTCACGCCATGGACGCCGCCCTCGTGGCGGTCGCGACCGACAAGAAGGCCATGGCGGCGGCCCTGGACGAGCTGCCGCTGGACGGCCGGTCGCGGATCTTCGAGGCGTGGACGGAGGCCGCGGAGGTCCCGGAAGCCTGAGTCTCGTCAGGCTGCTGGACGAGCACGGGGCCGCCCTCTACGCGGACTTGCGCCGGTTCTACTCGGTAGACCTGCTGGCGTACTTCCGCGGCGAGATGTCGGCCCGCGCTGTCCTGGCGCTTGTCGAGAACCTTCCCGATGACGCGGCCGTGATGGCCGCACTGCTCGGCGGCCGACAGGCCGTCGGCTGGGACGTGCAGTCGCACATCCTCGCGGACCTGGTGGACGCGGTGCAGTGGAACACCTACGTGCTGCTCGCGCAGAAGGCGAAACGGCCCGGGGCTCTCGAGAAGCCCAAGCCGTACCCACGCCCCGGTCGCCCGGCGGCCCCAGGCGGGCAGCGGTCGAACCCCTTCGCCTCGGCATTGGCCGGCGAGATGCCCGTGCCGCCGCAGGTGACGCCGGTTCGCGCGTCGTTCGCGATCCCGGCGGTTGTGGCGCAGCGCTCATTAGGGGACCATCCCTTCTGCAGCCCTCTTCGGTAGGGTTGTGACCTCTCGGTCCCGGTGGGTGCATGGCTTGTGGCGCGAGCCATTCGATGGCCACTGTGAGTTGTGCCAGCCCCGCCGGGCCGAGGCCGTCTGATCGGCATCAGGGACACGCCCCGCAGAGGGCCGATTAATGAGCTTCCGGCAGACGTCCTCTCCACCGGGCAGGTGCTCCGCGCACGACACAGGAGTACTTCTTTCGTGTTCATCGGATGGGACTGGGCGACCGAGACCCACGACGTGACTGTCATGGACAACTCCGGTGCCCGAGTTGCCCGTTGGGAGCTCGCGCACACCGAGGAGGGCATCGCCCGAACCCTGGCCAAACTGGCGAAGCACGGCAGTCCGGCGGATCTTCCGGTCGCCATCGAGACCACCCGCGGCCTGGTGGTGGACCGGCTGCTGGCCGCCGGGCACCCGGTGGTGCCGGTGCACCCCAACGCCTTCCACGCGATGCGTCCGCGCTGGGGCGCCTCCAAGGCCAAGACGGACGCCGGGGACAGTCTCAAGCTCGCCGACTACCTGCGCACCGACGGGCACTTCCTGCCCCGGCTGGAGCCGACCGAGCAGGTCACGATGGAACTGCAGGCCCTCACCCGGCAGCGGGCCGACCACGTCGCGGCCCGCATCGCCGCGATCAACCAGCTCGCCGCGCTGCTGGATACGCACTGGCCCGGAGGCAAGGCCGTCTTCTCCAGCCTCGACAGCGACATCGCCCTGGCGTTCCTGGAGCGATACCCCACCCCAGCCGCGGCCGCCAAGCTCACCGCCGGGCGCCTGGAAGCATGGTGCAAGCGCCGCGGCTACTCCGGCAAGAAGCCCGGAAGCGTCCTCATCGAACGCCTCCGGTCCTCGCCGAAGCCGGCCTCCCGGCTCAGCGACAGCGTGATCGCACAGCTGGTCCGTGTCCAGGTCCAGCTGGTCAAGGGCATCCGGGCCACGATCCGCTCGCTGGACGAGGCCATCGCCGACGCGGTCGCCGCCCACCCCTACGCACAGCTGTTCGCGACCATGCCCCGCATTGGGACGGTCAACCTCGGGCAGATCGTCGGCGAGATCGGTCCGATCCTGGAACGCTCCAAGACCAGCGAACAGTTCATCGCCGAAACCGGCGTCGTCCCGGTCACCCGGGCGTCCGGCAAGTCCCGCGTGGTGACCTTCCGTTACGCGGCCAACCGTCGCGCCCGCCTGGCCGTCGTCGGCTACGCCGACAACAGCAGGCACGCAAGCGACTGGGCTCCGAAGATCTACAACGACGCGCGGGCGAACAAGAAACGCCATCCACACGCCGCCCGCATCCTCGCCCGCGCCTGGCTGCGGGTGATGTGGGCCTGCTGGCGCACCGGCACCTGCTACGACCCCGATACCCATCGGGCCAACAACAAGATCAATCAGGATCCCGAGGCGGCTCTGGCGGCATAGAGGTTGACTCAGGGAACTCACAGGAGCAGCCCGGGACACCCCCTTTCCTCGTCAATTAGCAAGGAGTCCCATTTGGCAGGTGGGGGACCGGGCGGGTCCGAAGCGGGCCGCGTCCATGTAAAGGTCCTCCCGGACACGTCGGACTTTCACCGGTCGCTCCAGCGGTATCTCGACCGCATCGAGCGGCAGGCGCGGGTGCGTGTCCATGTGGACATCGACGACGCCACGGCCCGGGGCCGGCTGGACGACCTGGCCCGCCGTGCACGTCGTATCACCCCGGTCATCCGTCCCGATGTGGACGCGGGCCGCGCCGAGTCGCGCCTGATGGCGCTCGCGCGGCGGCGTACCGTGCGCATTCAGGCGCGGGTGGACCGGGGTTTCCTCGGCAACATCGGCCGCGCGGTCGATGGCGCCCGCCAGCTCGTGTCGGGGGCCGGCGAGATGGTCGCGGCCAGCTTCGGCACCGCGTTCACCTCCGTACGCGCCGGATTCTCTGACCTCCTCCAAGGAGGGCAGCAGACGTTCGGCGGCATCGCGGGCGCGGCCGGAGCCGCGGGCAGCGCGATCGGAAGCGGCGTGCAGGTGGCTGTGATGGCCACGGTCGCCTCGCTGATGACCCTCGCGGTCGTCGCGGGCGCGGGCCTGGTCGCCGTCGCGGCCCTGGCGGCGGTCCCGCTGCTGCCGATGGCCGCCGGCATCGCGGCGCTGGCCCTGGGGACCGACAAGCTCAAGGACTCCTTCTCCGGGGTCGCCTCCGAGGCCAAGTCCGTTTTCTCGGACGCCGCCTCGGTGATGGAGCGGCCGGTCAAGGCCGCGCTGGACAACATCCGGGGGTGGCTGGGCTCATCCCGAGGGATGTTCCGGTCCTTCTTCGAGGCCGGAAGCCAGTACATCGACCCCCTGGTCAGGAGCCTGACCGGATTCGCGGACAAGCTGCTGCCGCGCCTGACTCGCGCGCTCAACGAGTCCGGGATGAACGAGTTCGTCGAGCACGTCTCGACGGGCTTCGCCGAACTCGGCAGCATCACCGGCGATTTCTTCGTCAAGCTCGCGCAGAACGCGCCGACCCTAACGAAGGTCTTCGACGCCTTCATCAGCTTCCTGGCGGTCGTGACCAGCGCTTTCGCTGATCTGCTGGTCTCCCTGTCGGAGTTCGCGCCGCAGGCGCTGAACACCCTCGCCGAGGCACTGCGCGGCGTGATGAACGCGCTGTCGGACAACCCGGAGGCGATGCAACTCCTGGTCGATCTCGCATCGTGGATCTTGATGCAGTTCGTACAGGGGCTCCAGGCCACCATGGGCGCGCTGAACCTCTTCGCGCAAGCCTGGGAGGCCATGCGCCAGGGCATCGCCACGGCGGTGACCTGGGTCCGTACCGAGGTGCCGGCCGCCTGGCAGTGGGTGCAGGACAAGACGGGTGAAGCCTGGCAGTGGTGCTCGGACAAGGTGAGCTCAGCCTGGCAGTGGATCACCAGCTCGACGTCCCAGGGCGCCCAGTGGGTGCAGGACAAGCTGTCCGCCGCCTGGTCCACGTGCAGAAACGTAACTGCAACGGTCTGGCAGGCCATTTCCGACGCGGTATCCCGCGCGGTCGGCTGGGTGCGCGACCACTGCGCGAAACTCGGCGAGCTGCCGGGGAAGTTCAAGGACTGGTTCGGCCAGGCCAAGGACGGCGCGGTCTCCAAGCTCGGCGACCTGGTGAGCTGGTGCCGGGGCCTGAAGGACAAGGTCCTCGGGGCCATCGGCGATGCCGGCTCGTGGCTTGTCCAGAAGGGCAAGGACGCGGTGAACGGCTTCATCAGCGGCCTGAAGTCCGTATCCGTCGGCGGCGTGATGTCGAGCATCAAGGACGCGGTGATGGGCTTCTCCATGCCGATGGCCGCCCCGGCGTCGAACGTCATGACGCTGGCCGCCACGCCGCAGTTGATGACCCTGGCGGCCGACTTCGGACCGTCGGCCGTGGCGTACAGCGACCCGTTCGCCGACGCGCTCCAGCCGCTTCAGCAGGTCATGCGCCGAAGCGTGGTCGGCGAGTTCGGGAAGACGGCCGCGCGCAGTGCCGGCCAGGGCCGCGAGACCCGCAAGGACGAGACGCGGGGGCAGCGGTGGAATCCGCCGATCACGGTCAACGCCAACACCAACGCGGACCCGCGCGAGATCGGCCGCGAGGTCGCATGGCAGCTGCGGATTGGACGGTAAGAGATGAAGTCGGCGCGTATCCCGTTCGCGGGGGTGCCGTGGACGCTGGGCTACGGAGGCGTGCTCCTCGGCGGAGACTCGCCCCTGTTGCCCGTCCGGGTAGACGGCCTGGCCGCCATGCCGGACATCAAGGCCCATGACCTCGAACTGGTCAACTATGACGGGCTGCTGCCCGGCCGCGACTACATGCGCGGCCGCGTCGTGAGCATCACGTTCCGGGTGATGGCCGACTCCTCCGAACACCTCGATCTGCTCATGGGCGAGGTGGCCGCGGCCTTCACACACTCCCGCAACGAGCGGCCCCTGGAGTTCGCGCTGCCGGGCGTCGCCCAGGGCGCGTGGGCCCGGGTGAACGGACGTGTCCGCAAGAGGGACAGCAGCATCGACGAGACGTACGGGCAGTTCCACCCGCTGGTGGACGTACAGCTCGACTGCGCCGAGCCATGGATCAGGGCTGTACACCCGATCCTCAAGCAGCTGGAAGCATCCACCGACTTTCAGCGCGGCGGCTTCCGGTTCCAGCGGCGGGGCGCCCTGCGCATGCCGCTGAACATCCCGCGTAACGGCGGGTGGGGGCCTCCCCGCAGGGCGATGCTCACCAACGGGTCGATGGATGACGCGGCCCTGTCGGCAGAGATCCGGGGCCCCATCGAAGGGCCCACGCTGGTCTGCCGTGAGAACGGCGCAGTGGTGGGCCGCATGGGCGTGCAGAAATGGCCGGACGGGACGCCGTTCCGGCTGACGGCCGGCGAGCGCCTGGTGGTCGAGGTCCCCGCGGTCGGCTCGCCGACACTCACCCACTACGCCGACGGCACCAGCACGGGTACGGCCGTCCCGCCGACGCACACGCAATGGGTGCGGGCCGAGGCGGGCCGGACGGTGGAGGTGTCCATCGAGCAGACCAAGACGAGTTACGACGGGGCCGCGAGCGGCCACGTCGAGTGGCAGCCCGGGAGGTTCGTGTGATCACCGTCGGATTCCAGGAAGAGGCCGACTACCCGGCGCACGTCTTCCGCCGCATGTTCGGCTCGATGCAGGACTTCGTGGCCGGCTTCGACAGCCGCGAGGCGTTCGAGCCGTCACTGTCCACCATGAACGGCCCCGGCTACATCGCCCTGGCCCCGGGACGGGCCTGGGCCAAGGACGGCGACGAAGCCGGCGGCGTCTACTGGATCGAGTCGGACACCGCCCTCCAAGTGCCCGTGCCCTCCTCGATCCGCGCCGGCTACATCGCCCTGTACGTCGAGGACATCACCCGGGGCGACCTGCGCAACGCCCTGGTCCCCCAGGTGCTCCCCGAGATCCCCGCACCGACCGCTGAGGGCGGACGGCGGCTGATCGTCGCGAGGTTCAGCCGCTACCCGGACGGCACCATCGACCTGCCCCCGGACTACGACCAGCGGTTCGCCTACGGGTGGGGGCAGTACCTGATCACCCGCACGGGCCCGGCGCGCGGCGAGGACCCCTCGCCCGCTGAGCTGGCACGGTTCCGGCTCGGCACGCAGTACACGAACTACACGACCGGCAACCGGTTCGTCCGCACGGCCGAGGGCTGGCACCGCGACGGCAACAAGTTCTACGCCCACGCGGTGGACCCCTCGAAGTTCGAGGGCCTGAACGGCGACCAGTGGATCAACACCGCGACCATGGGCCTGTTCAACAAGACCGGCGGCGACTGGTCGCTCCTCGGCAGCCTCAAGGGCGCCAAGGGCGACACCGGCACCGTCGCGGCCAACACCGGCGCGACGGTCGGCGGCGACCTGGTGGTGAAGCAGAACATCAGCGCCGAGCGGTTCAAGGTCACCGCGGCCGGTGTCGTCGGCATCGGGACGGCCACCTCCGCGCCCGGCAAACCGACCGAAGGCGCGGTCCTGTACTCGCTGGACGGCGCACTGTGGGTGGCGGAGTCCGGCACCGGCGGGAAGACGTTCAAGGTCGGCTCCAGCGACCTCATCCTTGCCGGCGAAGGCCCGCCCCCGGGCTTCACCGCCTCCCCGGCCGTAACCGCCGTCGAGCCCGCCGGCGGAGGTGGCGGTGGCTGAGCGGGTCACACCGGGCACCACGTACGTGGACACCCGCACCGGAGCCCTCTACACCGCTCTGCAGAACGGTGGCTGGCAGGCCGCGGAACGCCGACCGGTCAGCGGAGCGGCCCGGATCGAGAACAACAAGTACACGTTCAGGATGCCGCCCACCGGCAACGCCTCCCCGGATGTAGAACTGGGCGCGCTCGTGATCCCGGCCGCACCCTACGAGCGGATCGTGTCGGTGGACGCCTCGATCGCGTGGCACTCCGCCGGGACGACCACCAGGGTCAACTCGACCACCACCACGATCACGCGGGACGTACGCCTCGCGGACGGCCGCACCCTGACGGGACGAGTCGGCGAGGCCACACGGGAACCGTGCTGGACGGACGGCGGAGGCGCGGACGTCTCGACCTACGACCGGCTACCGGCCGGAGCATCGGCGACCTACCGCCTGGTGGGCCACTGCAACGGCATCGAACCCCGGGCCACGGGGGTGTGCACGGTCAAGGCCGAGGACAGCGAACCGGGCACCTTCCTGCGGGCCACGGCCTACCCGGACCAAGGGAGCACGACATAGCAACACCAGGAGCCCGGTACACCGACACACGCACCGGTGACCGGTACTGGGCCGACCGCTCCGGGACCTGGCGGCGCGCGGGGCGGGGCATGGGCTATGCCGAGGCATTCCCGCCCGCCACGACGCTGACCGGGGCGGATGAGGGCACATGGAAGCCTCTGGCCTCCCTGACCGTCGAGCCGGCCCTCTACGACCGCGTGGCGGTCATCAAGGCCATGGCGTGGGGGACGCTGGCCGGCGGAACACCGGAATCGGTGTCGCTGCGGGTGCGCGAGGGCGCGTCCAACGAGCTGGCCGTGATGTTCAGGGCCCCGGCCTGGGCGAACGGCTGCGGCACGGACACCGTCACCATGCACACCATCCCCGCCGGCCAGCGCGCCACGTACGCCATGGACGCGACGTTCCGCGCCGAGCAGGGACAGAACACCTCCGGCATGACATTCAAGATCAGCGCGAACCGGCCGCACGACAACTACCTCCGCGTGGCCCTGCACCCGAGAGGGGACTGATGGCGGCACCGGGAACCCTCTACCTGGACACCGCCAGCGGGGCGGAGTACGCGCGGACAGCCGCCGGGACCTGGGTACCGCTCGCCGGCCCGGGAGCGCAGTACCGCGAGGACTACGCGGCCCCGAACCTGGTGGTCACCGGGCATGTGCGCTGGGTCCTGTTCGGCGAGGTGCGCTTCGAGGCCAAGCCGTACCCGCGCCAGATCGAACTCACCTCCTCGTGGTGGGCCGACTTCCCCGACCAGGCCCCGGCCTCCGCCGACATCGAGATCCGCGTGAAGACCGGCGCAGCGGCGGAGACCAAGCTGGCCACCGTCTTCCGAGCCCCCGCCCGCCCGCTGCGCACGCCCAAGGGATGCGGCGCGGACGTGGCGACGCAGGTCGAGGCCCCTGCCGGGGTGCCGGTCGTCGTCCAGTCCTTCGCCGCGCTGCACGCCGGCGACAAGACCAAGGCCACCATCCGCACCACGCGACAGCTCACCTACCTCCACGCGGTGGCGTACCCCAAACGCTGACACCCGCACGACACACAAGGGCCGGTCCGGTGGTCCACGGCCACCGCGGCCGGCCTTCGGCATGAGAGGGGGCCGCGCTGGCGGTCACCGAATCGGGCTACGAGGCCCGGTTGTACGAATTCATACCCGACGGAGACCCCGGCCTTGACCAGACCCGGGGCACCGGCAGCACCGGGTGGCACCCCGACAGCTTCCGCCAACGGGGCTGGAAGGCCGCCTACCGGGCCTCGCCCCGGTTCGTCAGCGTCGGGTGGCGCAGGTCCGTGGACAAGCCTTCCGAGGCCAGCGTGACCATCCCGCTGGCCGCCCTCGATGACGCGGCGCTGCGGTACCCGGCCATCCAGCCGTTCCGCACCGTGCTGGGCATCGTCCGCGACGGCGTCATGGTCTGGGGCGGCATCGTGTGGAACATGCGCGTGGACCTTCAGGAGCGGACGCTGGAGCTGGCCGGCCGCGACTTCCTGTCGTACTACGAGACCAACCACGCCTACGGCGGGTGGTCCACCGCACGCGGCGGCGACTTCCAGTCCGACATCCTCAAGCGCATGGCCCTGCGCGCCGAGTGGGGCATCCAGACCACCACCGCGGCCGTCACGGCCATGCCCCGCAAGCGGGAAATGTCGTTCCTGGAGAACGAGTTCAAGCCCTCCCTGGACGTCATGCAGGATCTCGCCGACAACATCGGCGGGTTCTTCTTCCGCAGCGAAGCATGGCGGAGCACGGACGGCACCGAGCTGCGCCACGGCATCCGCAACACCGCCGACCGCAAGCCGCGCCCGGCCGTCGACGCCAGCGGCAAGGAACTGCCCGCCCTCGTGGACGGGCAGACCTGCGAAATCCAAGAGCTGTTCCTCAACGGCGAGAACATCGCCACCACCGCGTACACCATCGGCGCGAGCGGCAGCGACAAGACCGCCGGCGTGTGGTCCAGGCGGGACAACAAGGCGCTGCGCCGACAGTTCCCGCAGCGCGACGTGGTCAACACCATGGGATCGATCAAGCACCAGAGCACGCTCGACCTCCACGGGGACACCGCCTTGCGTTTCGGCGCGACCGGCATCGTCACACCCCGGGTGATCACCTACCCCGACACCTTCGACCCACGCGACTTCGAGCCGAACGCGGGCCAGAAGATCCGGCTCGTCTCCGGCAACGAGTTCATGCGCATCGACGGCTGGTACGTGATCACCGAGGCGCGGGTGGTGATCGACGCCGACGGCTCCGACCGGTGCGAGCTGTCCCTGGTACAAGAGGAGTTGTTTGATGAGACGGGCTTCCCTGGTCCGTGAGCCCAACCTGGTGAACCAGCTCGCCGACCTCGAACGCCGCCTGCGCGACATGGAACGCACCCCGCCACGCGGCGGGCGCACCGACCGCTTCCAGTCGGTTGCCGTCTACCCCGGCTCGGCACACCGCTTCCAGGGGCCCGGCTGGGTGGACCTCGCCGAGGTACCGATCTCCGGCATGAACAAACCCGTCCTGCGCGTCGAGGCCCGCCTGTTCTCCGCCCGGGACTGGCAAGTCGAGCTGAAGACGAACACCGGCAAGACCACCCACGACACGGGCGGATACCGGTGCGCCGTGGTCCGCCCCGACGACATGCGGTCCTACGACGTCCCCGGCCTGGGCGCGATCAAGTACCGCACCCTGCGATGGTTCTGGCGCTGGCCCGGCCGCTCCGGCTGGTCCGAAGGCGACGGCGCGGACCGCCTCTTCCTGCGCGGCAACACCCCCGCCACCGACACCTCCAGCGCCTCCTTCTGGGTGCCGACCGTGACGGCCCTGGGCGAGGACGACCTGAGCGACGAGGAGCTGGCGCAGGTCGATAAGGCGCCGCAGTTCATATAGCGCGGTGGATTCCACCGCTTGAAAGGCCCGTCCGGGCGTGACCTGGGCGGGCTTTTCGCATGCTCGAAAGGAGGAGCCCGAACTGGGTTCCTGTAACGCCTTCCTCGCCGAGGCGCGGAAGTGGGCCGACCAGAAGTACAGGGAAGGCCGCAACAACGACACTGTTTTCGGCCGCTGGTACCCCATGAACTGGCAACCGTGGTGCGACATGTTCGTGTCGTACTGTGCCGAGGAGACCGGAAACGCGGCAGCGGTCGGCAAGTTCGCCTACTGCCCCTCGCACGTCGAGTTCTTCAAGAACCGGGGCCAGTGGTACGGGCCGCGGTCGGCGGTGAAGGCCGGCGACGTGGTGTTCTTCCACACCGGCGACGGCATCGCCTACCACGTCGGCATCGTGCTGGCCGACGCCGAGCCGGGGGCCAGCGTACGGACGGTGGAGGGCAACACCTCCAGCGGCAACGCCGGTTCGCAGAACAACGGTGACGGCGTCTACTACCGCACCCGTCCGCGGTCGATGATCCTCGGCTTCGGCCGCCCCGCCTTCACCAGCACCGCTGGCGGCACGACCGGCACCCCGTCCGGCGGGAGCCGCTGGACGGTGAAGCGCGGGCAGACCCTCGGCGCGATCGCTGCACTGTGCGGCACGACCGTTGCAGCGCTGCTTGCCCTCAACCCCGGCGTCAAGGACGCCGACCAGATCAACGAGGGCCAGGAGCTGAACATCCCGGCCACCGCCAAGCCCACCCCCGGCGAAACCTCCAAGCCGACTGAGCCCGACAAAGCCAAGCCGGACGCTGCCCGGGTGAGCATCGACGGCCAGGAGTACGGCCCCGGCGCGTACGGCCCGCACATCACCGCACTGGGCAAGGCCCTGGTGGACAAGGGGTTCGGCCGCCACTACAAGGAAGGGCCCGGCCCCCGCTGGAGCGAGGCGGACCGGCTGGCCTACGCCGAGTACCAGCGCTCCCTCGGCTACACCGGAACGGACGCCGACGGCATCCCCGGCCCCGCCTCACTGCACAAGCTGCTGACCCCGGCCCCCGCGAAGCCCAAGCCCGCGCCCGTGAACCCGGCACCGGCCAAACCGGATCAGCCCCAGCCCGCCAAGCCGGCCACACCCCCGGAGAAGGACAGGCCCTCGCCGACCGACCCGATGGGCGAGGGCCTGTGGACGATGGAGAAGAACGCGGACGGCTCCATCACCTTCCGCCCCGTCAGGCCCGCCTCGAAGAAGGAAGCCGCCCGCGCCGAGCTGGTGCGCGCCGTGCCCGAGGCGGTGACGGCGGCGTGAACGAACGCGACTCCCTCGGCGTCAGCATCTCCGCACGCGAGATCTACGACCAGATCGTCGGCCTGCGCGACGACGTACGGGGCCTGACCCAGACACAGACCACCACGGCCGCCGAGCTGGCCGACCATGAGACACGGCTACGGGCCATCGAACGATGGAAGTACGCGGCCCCGCTGGCGGGCGTCTCCGCCCTCGGCGCGGTCGTCGCCGAAGCCGTCCGCGTGACCGGAAGGGCATGACCATGAGAGACGACATCCGCGACAATCCCGTGATGGTCCGCGCCGCCGTCGTGGCGGCTCTCTCGCTCCTCGGAGCGTGGGTTCCCGCCCTCGCCGGCATCGAGCACACCGAACCCACGGTCGGGGCCCTCGTCGCCGGCGTGACCCTCCTCCTGGGCCGCGGCGCACGAGCCCGGGTCACCCCCAACCACCGTGCTGTGCTCCGCGAGGAAGCCGAGGCCATCCTGGGCGCCCAGGCGGCCCGCCCGGCCGAGGACCAGACGGTGCTCCTGCCCGCCTTCTCGAAGAAGGACCAGGAACGGGGCCGGCTCGGCTGAACCTGTACCCCTCCCGAACTCAACCCCTCTGCCAACGACGGAGGGTGAGGAGTGCAGGGAATCGGGATCATCGGCCGGGCGCGCAGCGGCAAGGACACCGTGGCCGCCCGGCTGGTCGAAGCGCACGGATTTCAGCGCATGGCGCTGGCCGACCCGCTCAAGGACATGGCCCTCGGGGTAGACCCCGTGATCTGCTACGAGGCAGCACAGCTCGGGTACCGCCCCGTGCACCTCGCCGAGGCGGTACGGGAATCCGGCTGGGAGACAGTCAAGGAGCGACATCCCGAGGCCCGCTGCTTCCTGCAGCGGCTCGGCACGGAAGGCGTGCGGGAGCACGTCAGCGCCAGCCACTGGGTGGACGCGCTGATCAACCAGGCCGAAGCGGTACGGCTGGCAGGGGACGGGCGCCCCGTCGTCGTGCCGGACGTCCGCTTCGACAACGAGGTCCGCGCCCTCGAAGCGCGAGGTTTCACCGTCTGGGCTGTCGAGCGAGCCGGCGTCAGCTTCATGGCGCACCAGTCAGAACAACTACCCCTAAAAGTGGGCGAGTTGACGATTTCAAATAACGGAACCCTTGCCGACCTCTACCGCCAGGTGGATGCAGCAATGGCGCGCACGAGGGAATACAAATGCGATACGCACTGATCAAGCTACTCCGGGCGGTCCCCGCCGAGAACGTACTGAACACCGTGGACGAGCGTCCGCAGGCCACGGTGACACCGTGCGAGCTGCGCGAGCAGCGCGCGGCGGACGCCCGAGTACGCGCCGAGGTGCTCGGCTACCGGGACGGCGTGCCGTCCATCAATCGGGCTCGCTGACGCTCCCCCTGCCCCCGTGGCCGGTCTCCGGATCGGTCGTGGGGGCCATTTTCGTTTCCTGGTTGGTACGTCCCAGCCTCTGAAGGAGCGCGGTTGTCAAAACCGTCGGGGCACCGATGTCACTGCGGGTTCGAATCCCACAGTCTCCGCCGAGACCAGCGTAGGCGCTGGTCAGAATGGGTGCCCCGAGTTGGGGCGACCCTTTCGCACTGTTGGTCTGTCTCACTCCGTGCCGTCGGATTCCCACTGCTGATCAGCGAGTGTGGACCAGACGTGGACAAGGTTCGGCGTCAGATCAGAAGATGGCAGGACCGGCTGGGACCGACGTCCAGTCAAGGACGTTTGGGAGGGAGGTTCCCCGGATCCACGCGTCCAGCGCGCTCCGCCCTATGGGAGCTATCTTCTGCTGGATCGCGTATTCCAAGGCACGTTTAGTGAAGCTGCCGGGGGTGACGACGGCTGGGAGGTCGGCGTGATGGATTTGACGGGCGGTCCCCCCGAGCTTGGCGACATCCTCAAAACCGACGGATCCACGAACGTAGCGTTTGCAATCGAAGACAAACCGGTACCCATCTGCCCTCTCAGCGATCACGTCCGCTCCCCGGTCGCCCGGCCGCCCATGCTCCTGTACTAGGCGAAGGCCGTCGCGATAACACAGATCAGCAACCAAACGCTCGAACTCCTGCGGAGTGAGCTCTTCCGCATCCTTTGCGCTGCGCACAGTTCGCAGACTGTAGAGCGGGGCGTCGACTGCTCCTTTCCCTCTCCCTGCCAAGATCCACAAATCGTTGGGTTGGCACAGCACTCTTATAGGGCTGCTGGCCTTGTGGGGCACGGTCGAATCCGCGATGTACTTTTCCAGATGCACTGCGATGCCGAGCCAAGGAGTGCTGCTATCTGACATCTCACACGCGGAGGTGACGCGCCACACGCTTCCTGAGTAGTAGACACACACGGGTGGCCAGATCTGAGTTAGAGCGCGGGAGGGCACAGTATGGACGCTGCCGGGATCGATCCATCGGTCCGTGCAGTCCTCACGGCGACTATGGAGCCCGAATGAACGCTTGGTATCGACCTCTGGCATCCAATCGCCGGGCCTTGGCTCACCCTCTGCCCCAATGGGGCGGCCACAGATGAGGCAGTCTCCAGACCGCCTCATCTGGTGATCGCTGAACTCGCCAGACCGCAGGTTGGCCATCTTTCCCCCTCTTGATCACGCTGCTCTTGGCGAGGATATCCGCGAGGACTGACAGGCCAGCGCCGTGATCAATCTGAGGTTCACCAGCGCCAACCAGCGCCCTTGCGCCAGCCGTTGTCAGTCATGCTGGCCTCCGTTGGCTCCCTTCAGAGCCAACTCAAGGACAGGGGGCGGGGCTTTCGTGTACCTGGGGTGTCGACCACTTTCCGTCCACATGCGAGCAGCACAGAGTGACGATCGGAGGCTTGATCACGCTCGGAGAAGCTAGAAAACGGCTTCTCGAACCTTCTTTTCCTACGTGTGCATGAGGAAAGAAGGTTCCTGAAGCAGGTCTTCTGCTTCCTTGTCATCCACGCTGTACCCCTCCCGAACTCAAGCCCTCCGCAGACGACAACCCCCGCCGCGGCGGGGAGGGCGGAGAGGTACGGATGGCAGGCGCGAACACGATCATGCGGGGCGGCTCACGGTTCTACGTGGAGCCCGAGAGCGGCATCAAGGCCCCCGGCGTCACGAGCATCATTTCGTGTCTCCCCAAGCCGTTCCTGGCCTTCTGGCAGGCCAAGATGACGGCCGAGTGCGCCGTGCAGAACCTCGGCTCCGTGGTGGGCCTGGCGCTGAACGACGCGGACGGGGCGATCGACTATCTCAAGGGCGCGGCGCGGCGGTACACGCAGCAGCGCGCGGCCCTCGGCTCGGATGCCCACGACCTCTTCGAGCGCCTGGCGCGCGGTGAGACGGTGCGCCGAGTCCACCCCGACCTTGAACCGTACCGGGCGCATTTCGCGGAGTTCCTTGACCGTGCGCAGCCGGAATTCCTGCGCATGGAAGACGTGGCGTGGAGCGACCGGCACACCTATGCCGGCTCCTTCGATGCCATCTGCCGTATCGACGGCGAGACCGTGATGCTCGACTACAAGACGTCGAAGGACACCTACGCGGACGTGTCCCTCCAGCTCACGGCCTACGCGCGGGCGGATCACATCATCGACGCCGAGGGCGAGAAGCACCCCATGCCGCAGTGCGACGCGGGCGCGGTGCTGCACGTGACCGCCGACCAGTGGGCCCTCAAGCCGGTGGAGATCTCGGACGAGGTGTTCGAGCACTTCCTGGCGCTGCGCAAGACGTTCGACTGGGAGCGCGAGCGGTCGAAGGCGGTCATCGGCAAGCCCGTGATGTCCGGCGGCTCCACCCTGGTCACCGGTACCCAGCGCAGGGCCCGGTGACATCCGAGCCCGCTGTGGTCGTGGCCCTGGTCGCAGCCGTACTGCTGTGGGCCCTGCTGCCCCGGCGCTGAGTGGCTGTACCCCGCCCGAACTCAAGTCCTCCGAGAGGGAGGCGCGCAGGCCCGGCTGAGCCGTTGACCGCGCCTTTCTCCGCTCTCAATCAACGCAGTACAGAGCACGGAGACTTACTTGAGCCTGCGCATTTTCGAGACCGACCCCGAGAGCCGGCCGAAGCCGCGTTTCAGCAGCGACACGGTGGGGCGCTTCCGGTCGGGCCGGATGGCGGGCAACCGCCCGGAATCGCTGAGCACCTGGCGCGTGACGACCGGAGACCCCGAGGTCGCCGACGCCATCGCCAAGGCGTACGGCGGCTCCCCGGAGGCGTGGGAGACCTCCGCCGAGGACGGCCTGGAAGTCGTCACCGAAGCCGAGTCCGTGAAGATCATCATCGACGGCACGCACACCGTCCGTTCCCGCATGGTGCTGTGGGGCCGGCAGGGCCCCATCCACGAGTGCGACGGCGTCGAATTCCTCAGCCCCGAGGAAGACAGGGGCCAGCCGTGCGGCTGCCCCGCGCTGCTGGCGGACCGCAAGGCAGCGGCCAAGACCGGGCGGGGCCCGGCACCCTCGGTCGAAGTCACGTTCCGCCTCGCCTCCGATCCCGACCTCGGGCGCTTCCGGTTCGTCTCCGGCTCGTGGGAGCTGGTGAAGGTCCTGCACGAGATCGAGAACAAGCTGGACCAGGTGGGCGGCCCCGCGCTGTGCACGCTCCGGCTCGAACTCGTCGAGTTCCAGACCAAGAGCGGCATCGACGTGCGTTACCGCAAGCCCGTGATCGACGTCCACAAGCCCGCCCCCGTGGCCGACGAGGCCCCGTTCTGACACCCACTGGTGGATTCCCCCCTGGGCCCGCCGGTGACATGACCGCGGCGGGTCTCCAGTCCTCAAGTTACTCATGGAGAAAGTCAGGTTGAGCACCACCACGCTCCCGCGCCGCATGCTGACGGCCGAGGAGATCATGCGGTTCCCCTTCCGTCAGGACCTGCTGCCCGGCATGGCGGACCTGCACCCCTCCACCGGCACCGGCAACAGCTCCGCCAAGCTCAACGAGGCCAAGGTGCGGGCCATCCGGTCGGCCGCCGCAGCCGGCGCGCACCTGGCAGCCCTGGGCCACGCGTTCGGGATCTCCGAGCGGGCGGCACGCCACATCGTGGACGGCACGAGCTGGCGGCACGTCCGGTAGTGGCGAACGCGCACAAGGCCAAGGGCACGGCCTGGGAATCGGCCCTGCGCGGCTACCTCAACGAGGGGCTGACCGACCGCAATGCCCAGGTACGCCGCAACGTGCAGACAGGCGTCAACGACATCGGCGACCTGGACGCCTACCCCTTCACCGGCGAAGCGAAGGCGGTCAAGGCGTACGACCTCGCCGACTTCGTGGAGCAGGCCAACCGCGAGGCCCGCAACGCCCAGATGCCGTTCGGTGTCGCGCTGATCAAGCGACCGCGCAAGGGCGTCGGCGACGGCTACGCCGTGATGGACGTGCGCACTTTCCGCCGGGTCCGGGCCCGGCTTCTGGGGGTCGATACCCCCGACGACTGAGGAGAGAGAAAGCAAGTGGAGTTCCGTTCGATCCTGGCGCGCTTCGAGGACGTCTCGGAACATGCAGACGGCGGGTACCTGGCCCGGTGCGCCGGCCACCCCGACAGCCGCCCCTCCCTGCGCATCTGGCGCGGCGAGGACCACAAGGTCCGCATGACCTGCCGGGCGAACTGCCCGACGGAGCACGTGCTGAAGGCCGCGGACCTGACCTTCGCCGACCTCTTCGACGCCGAAGGGGAGGGCCTGACCGTAGCGGCGCAGCGGCCGTCCCCCGTGGGCCCGGCAGAGGTCGCCGGCCTTCGGGTGTGGCTGGACGAGCGGATGATGGCCGCCGGCGACCGTGTGTACGGCTACGTGGCCGAGCGCTTCGGGCTGACCGCGCAGCAGGCGCAGACGCTGGAGCTGGGCGAGTGGCAACCGGCCGCGGAGTACCCGGAGTTCATCTCCGACACCTTCGCCCGCTTCCCTCGCCTGGTCGTCCCCCTCATCGGATTCGACGGCGTCGCACGCGGGGCACAGGGCCGTGACATCTCGGGCCGCTGCCCGGCGCGCTGGGTGTCGCTCGCCAACATCGACGGCGGCACCTGGGCCAAGTACGGGGTGTTCAAGGGCGGTGCCGGCTTCGACACCGTCATCATCACCGAAGGTCCCTCGGACGCCCTGACGGCCGCCGCGGCCGGCTACGACGCGGTGGCCGTGCGCGGGGCGGGCCTGGCCCGCAACGAGGTTCTGGTGGCCGAGCTGGCGGCGGGCCTGGGTGACCGTGACGTCGTCCTGGCCGGCGACCGCGACCGCGCGGGGGACTCCTTCACCGACGACCTCGCGCATGCCCTGGCACGGGCCGGTGTGATGGTTCGCCGTCTCGACGGCATCCCGGAGGGCCTGGACCTGACGGAGTGGCGGGAAGCGGACCCGGAAGCGTTCGCAGGCAGGCTGCACCGAGCCGTACGGGCGGCACAGCCGGTCAAGACCGCCGAGCCCGAGCCGGCCGCCGCACCGGCCGGTGGGGAGAGCCCCCGGCCGCTTCCGCTGACCGACCTCGGCAACGCCGAGCGCCTTTACCAAAAACTCGGCGGACACGTCCGCATGGTTCCCGGGGCGGGTGTTTTCAAATGGGAGGGCCGCAAGTGGGCGCAGGTGCCGACCGAGGCCCTGTACGCCGATGTGCGCGCCGTCATCAAGGAAATGGCCGCCGAGCCCGGACACGCCAACCCCGATGCGCTGGCGAAGTGGACAAGCCTTTCCCAGGGAGCACAGCGCGTGCGGGGGATGGTGGACATGCTGTCCTCCATCCCTGGTGTCTACGCGAGCGTGGAACAGTTTGACGCCGACCCGCGCCAACTCGCCTTCCGCAACGGAATGGTGGACCTGGCAACGGGCCAACTGCGTGACCATCAGCCCCAGGACATGAACACGTTCTACGTGGATGTGGACTTCAACCCGCAGGCCACGGCTCCCCGGTGGGAACGGTTCCTGCGGGAATGCCACCCGGACAGCGAGGCCATGCCGGGATTCCTGCAAGAGCTGACCGGATACGGGCTTTCGGGCCATTCGGTAGAACGCTGCTTTGTCATGCATGTGGGCCCCACGACCAATGGAAAGACCACGTTCACGGCGACGCTTGAGGATGTTTTCGGCGCTGCCGCACACCGCGTAGATGCCTCGCTTTTCCAGCGTCGGCGGGAGTCGGGCGGGCCGCGCGCGGACATCGTCGGCCTGCGCGGCAAGCGGCTGGTGATCAGCTCGGAGTGGCCGGCGTCCATGCCGCTGGACCAAGCCCTGATGAAGGCGATCACCGGTGACCAGACCATCAGTGCGCGCGGTGTCTATGCCCGCAACGAGATCGTCTTCCGCCCTACCTGCCTGGTGCAGGTGGACACGAATTACTGCCCGGATGTGGATGCGACCGATGCCGCGCTGTGGCAGCGCGTCCGGGTCATCCCATGGGAGCAGGATTTCCGGGGCCGCGAGGACCGGCACCTTCAGTCCGCGCTCCGGCGCGAGCGCGAAGGAATCGCCGCTTGGGCGGTGGCCGGGGCGGTCCGCTGGTTCGAAAAGCATGAAGCCGGAAAGGGTCTGGACTTCCCCTCGGCCGTCGAGACGCGGACGGCCCACTACCGCGATGCCTCGCACCCGCTGTCCGGATTCATCGGCGAGGAATTCAGCGTGGAGTCCGGCGCTTTCACGAGCCGGCCGGTGACGTGGGAGCGATATCGCACCTGGGTCGAGGAGTGCGGCATCAAGCATCCCATGACCCGCAACCGGTTCTACGACGCCGTGCGGTCATTCCCCGGCGTGACGGAAGGTCAAGGCACGGGAGCCGACAAGGGGCAGCGCGGATTCCGCAATCTCCTGGACCTCTCCAAACCCGCACAGCGGGGCTCCGGAATCTTCGGGGGCGATAACTAAAGGAAAGACGTTTTGCGCACGCACGGGTATCAGTTGGCCGGCGAGCCGGTCGAAATTCACGTGGTGGAAGACGCCCGGGACGTGCGGGAATTCGAGGACTGGGCGGCTCGCCAGATCATGGCGGGCTGCCCAGTCGCCTTCGACACCGAGACCACCGGCCTGGACATCTACAGCACCGGCTACCGGCTGCGCCTCGCGCAGTTCGGCGACAGCCGCACCGCATGGGTCCTGCCGGTGGAGCGCGGCCGGCTCTTCGCTGATGCCGCGCGTCGCGTCCTGCGGGACCTGCCGCGCATCGTCATCCACCACGCCGCGTTCGACTGGCTCGTGGCGGACAGGTGCCTCGGCGTCCGCCTGGAGCAGCTGTACCCGCGCACCGCGGACACGAAGATCATGGCCACCCTGGTGGACCCGCGCCAGGTCCAGGAGGGCGGTGTCGGGACCGGGCTCAAGGCGCTCTCCGCGCACTACATCGACCCGGCCGCGCCGGACACCCAAGAAGATCTGACCGGCATCTTCCGGTCGCTGAAGCTCACCAAGGCCGAGGGCTTCGCCAACATCCCCTTGGACCACCCAACCTACGAAACCTATGCGGGACTTGACGTTCTGCTCACCTCGCGGCTGCTGGAAGCGCTGGAGCGCGTGCACACCGAGCTGGGCATCCGCCCGGCGCTGCTGGAATACGAGCACCGAATAGCGTTCATCTGCGCGCACATGCAGCGCACGGGCCTGGTGTGCGACGCCGAGTACACGAAGGCTTTGTCCGGTCGGCTGGGCGAACAGTCCGAGCAGTACGAGCACAAGGCCCGGCGCTACGGCGTCGAGTCGATCAACTCGCCCAAGCAGGTCGCGGACGCCCTGCTCGGCATGGGCGAAGCGCTCACCGAGCGGACCGCCGGCGGCGCGCTCCGGGTCGACAAGCCGGTCCTGCTGGCCCTGGCCGACCTCGATTCCTCGTGGGAACGCATCGGTGCCCGGACGCCCAACCCCCTGGCCGATGCGGTGATCCGCTCCAAGCGGGCGGGCAAGTGGAAGTCGGCGTACGCCCAAACGTTCCTGGAAACGCTGGACGCCTCCGGACGTGTGCACCCGTTCATCCACTCACTGGCCGCACGGACGGGCCGCATGTCGATCACCCGCCCCGCGCTGCAAACACTCCCGGGGCGGGACGTGATGATCCGCCGAGCCATCCTCGCCGACGAAGGGCACGTGATGATCTCGTGCGACTTCGACGCGGTCGAAATGCGGGTCATGGCAGCCCTGGCCGACGTCAAGCGCATGAAGACCGCCATCCTCGCCGGCGAGGACCTGCACAGCTACACGCGGTCGCTGGTCTACGGGGACGTGGACGACCCCGGCGGGCACCTGCGGGCGCTGTGCAAGGGCATCGGGTTCGGGAAGATCTTCGGCGGCGGAGCGTCCGGCGTGGCACGCATGACGGGCGCGGACGAAGACTCCGTCCGGTTCGCGATGCGGATGTACGACCGCGTGTTCCCGGAGATCAAGCGGGCCTCGAACGTGTGGCAGCGCGAAGCGGCGGCGAACGGCATGATCACCAAGACCGTGACCGGCCGCCGGCTCCCGCTCGACCGCGACCGCACGTACGCCGTCGTGAACTACCAGGTCCAGTCAGCGGCCAGGGACTGCCTGGGACAAGCCCTGTGCGACATGCACGACGCGGGCCTCCTCGAATTCCTCCGGCTCCCGGTGCATGACGAGGTACTGGCCTCCGCGCCGGCCGGGGAAGCCGAAGGGGTTGCGCGCGGCATTGAGAAAGCAATGAATTTCGATCTCTACGGCGTGCCGATCACGGCGAGCGCGGATATCGGCAAGCGATCTTGGGGCAGCCTCAAGGGCGGCGACTACTGAGGAGGTGAACGGGTGAGCGTCAAGCCGTGCCGCGAATGCGGCGACCTGCTGCCGCTGGCCCGGTTCCCCCGGCACCGCTCCAGCGCGGACGGCCGCACCACCCGCTGCCTGGCCTGCACGGCGGCCCGCAGGAAGAGGGCCCGCGACCCCGCACGCGAGCGTGAGCGCCGCCTGTGGCGGGCGTACGGGATCACCGGGGAGGACTACCGGACGATGGGGGCCGCACAGGGCTGGCGCTGCCTGGTCTGCGGCGACCGGCCCCCAATCGGCGGCAGGCTCGTGGTCGATCACGACCACGTGTCCGGCCTGCCCCGCGGACTGCTGCACTCGACGTGCAACGCGGCGCTGGGACTGCTGGCCGACAATCCTGCAGTCCTGGAAGCGGCTGCGGTCTACCTGTCGCGCACGGCTGATCTCCGAGCCCAGGTGCACGGCTGATCAGGGCCCTGACTGCGTGCAGTGCTGGAATCCACCCGTGGCCTGGTCACGCGGAGATAACGCCGGGAGATCAACTCTCCTGCCCGAGGCGGAGCCCGGCCGCAAGGTGAGGGATGCCGAAATATGTAGGCCATCATTCCCGCGCAGGATTTACGCCTGAAAAGTGGACTAGACCACTCGTGGCGGGTTTAAGTACCTGAAACCCAAAACGGCAGAGAAAGGATGAGGGCCGTGCAATGTGCAGCTTCCTGGCACGGCGCATTGTTGTTCATCGTTCTCCTCGCCCTTTGGGCGAGGTCGTACCCGTCGGTGGCCGACGGCTTCCAGTTCGCTGCCGCAGTGTGCGTCTACCGGCCTCCCGTGGCCTTCTGGCCGGCGGTTGTGGTCCTCGTGCCGGCCGCCTGCCGGCGGGTGCACCGTCGCTTGGTCGCCGCGCGCGCTGCGTCCCGCATCGCCCTCGTGGCCGCGGCCGTCCGCCGCAGATCAACAGCCGCCAACTACCGCCGCCTCGCGACCCCTTGCCCCTGCGCCTGACGCGCAGGACTTCCCTTTGAGCCCCTGCGCTGACCACAGCGCAGGGGCCTTTCTGTAACCAGTCACGTCCCCGCCCGGCTAACCCGCCGTACGGGGGCTTCGTCATGCCCTTTTTCGGCCCTTCGCCGGGCGCTTTCGCCGGGTTTGTACCCAACCCGAACTCAAGCCCGGCGGAGAACCGAACAAGGAGCACGACCCTTGCGTACCACCATCTCGGCCGAGCAGATCACCGCCGCACAGAACGGTGACGCTTCCGCTGCCGAACACATCCTCAACGAACTCGAGGGTGCGGCCGTGAAGATCGCAGCAGACCGGGCCGTTCGCACAACCGGCGGTACCTGCATGCGCGACGACCTCATGCAGGACGCACGCCTCGCGTTCTGGCGCGCCATCCAGGACTGGGACGCCGAGACCGACAATGCGGCCGAGTTCACCACGTACGCGTTCCAGCGAGCGAAGCTCGACGCCCACCGCTCCGCCCTGCGCGCATCCGTCCCCGGAATCGGCGACGTGGCGCGGGCCGCCTTCGCCGCAGCCCTGGGGCAGTGCGGCGGCGACTACGCAGAGGCCGTCCGGATCGTCACGACGCTGGAGGATCCCGAGCGCCGGCTGTCCCCGGAGTACGCCGCCCTTGTCCGGACCGCTTTCGAAGGGCCGGAGCGAATAGACGCCAGCCCCCGCACCGCGGGCGAGGTGGCAGCCCTCCCCGCGCCCGTCTCGGAATACACCAGCGGCGACAAGTGGGCCGAACACCAAGGCGAGTTGCCCGACACCATGTGCCACCCGCTCGACCTCTCGCGCGACGCCGTCCGCTGCCGCGGAGTGGCCACCACCGGCAAGGGCGTGCAGAAGGGCAGCAAGCGGCGCGAGCGCATCCACACAGGCCAGCCGCTCGGCCAGGGCAAGGGCAACGCCTGGCGCGAAGTCGGGGCCCTGGTGGACCGGGATGCCGACCGCGAGATGCACGAGCGCTCGGTGGCCGTCGGTCACGTGATCGCCGGCCGCGTCGCCGACCTCCTTTCCCCGGCCGAGCGGGAAGTCGTCTCCGTCGCCTACGGCACGGCCTACGCCTACAACGAAGCCACCGCCAAGGGCACCCCGGACCTGCACGCCGCGGCGAACACGCTCGGCAAGACCCACAACACCGTGAACGTGACCTTGAAAAGGGCCCGCGCCAAGCTGCGCAAGGCCCGGGAAGTGGGCCACATCTGACCATCGAAAGAGATCACTTGAGCCGCCACCTCACCCCCGAGGACGCAGCCCTTGCCGGTGCCTCGGTACTGGACGGCCCCGACTGGACGGCCTGGGAGGAAACCGCCCCGGCCGCCGAAGAGCGCGAGACCTGAACCCCGCCGCCCCGGCGGCCGGCACAACGCAGAACGAGGAGAGAGAACATGCAGGAGAAGACCGAGACCAGGGCCACCCTCAAGGTACGCGCCGGCCGGATCACCGGCCTCATAGCCGACGGCGAGCGCACCTCGGTACGCCTCCACGTCGCCGACGGCAAGGGCCCCGCGTGGCTGTCCGCGGCCGACATGCGCAAGCTGGCCGGCTGGCTCACCGAGAAGGCCGTCCGCATCGAGATGTACGAAGCCGACCAGGAGCGTCACAGCCGCGGAGAGACCGTCCGCATCCGCGAGCGCCTGACCGCTGGCACCCCCGCCGCTGACCGCCCCTGCCCTGAAGAGAGAACACCGTGGGACACCGCTTCGACTGCAAGGCCACCCCCTCCGACTACCTGACCGTGCTCCTGGACTCCGACGGCGATATCGCCCTCACGGTCCACGAGTTCAAGCAGACCCCCCGCATGATCTACCTCGGCGCGGAAGCAGCCGACGAACTGGCCGAGCTGCTGGCCGACCTCGCCGACCGCGCATCCGCACCCGGCAAGGAGCACGTGGACAGCATCACGGCAGCACTCAACCGCGAGGGCCTGGCCATCGAGCGCGACCCCGCCCCGGCCGAAGCGGACACCATCCCTGTCAGCCCCGCAGACACGCAGTCACTCCCGATCTTCGGGCTCGACGACCCCACGCTGACCGGCCCGGCCGACTCTCCCAAGGACGAGACGGCGAAGAGCACAGAGGAACAGCAGAACCCGGACTCGACGGCGGGCGACGCCACCCCCGCCCCGGCCGGGACGTTCGCTGACGCCGTGCTGCCGCAGCCGACCACCGTCTCCGCCGAGCGCGCGTACGTACGAGCCCGTGAACTCCTCCAGCAGGGAGACACCCCGTTCACGCACGCCGCCGTTCTCGACCTCGCGCGATACCTCACCGAGGCCGCCTAGCCACCGGTGAGCCAACCCGGGCTGACCGGTAAGCAACGAAGGAAGATAGTTGATCAAACACAGACGGATGGCCGCCGTGGTGACGGGCCTTGCGATACCCGGAGCGGTCACCAGCACCGCCCACGCCGCACCGCAGACCCCTGTGGCGACGACCTACGCCGGCGGCTCCGGGACGGTAACGCCGACGACGACCAGCACGACCGAGGCCACACAGAAGGACCGGCCGGTCGGCAAGAAGGCCACGCGCACCGTGCGCGAGGGCGACACTCTCTGGGACATCGCCGCCGAGGAACTGGGCAAGGCCGAGGACTGGCGGCGCCTGTACGGAGGCAACCGTGACAAGGTCACCGACCCGGACCTGATCTTCCCCGGGCAGCAGCTCCGCGTGGACGCCGCCGCCCCCAAGGCGAAACCGCCCAAAAAGAAGCCGACGACGCCGTCCCCCGAGGCCGCCCCGCCGGCGTCGAAGAAGGAACGGGCGCGTACCTACGCCGACAACCTGGACGGATGGATCGAGCAGGCCCGCGAGGAGCTGCGTAAGAACGGCGACCTGGTCCCGTCTGCGGCTGCGATCAAGGCTCGCGTGATGATCGAGTCCGGCGGCAACCCGAGGGCCATCAATCTCACGGACTCCAACGCTCGGGCGGGCACCCCGTCCAAGGGCCTGATCCAGACCATCGACCCGACGTTCCAGGCGTACCGGCTCAAGCACCTCGCCAATGATCCGTACGACGCCGTGGCCAACCTCGTGGCCGGCGTCCGGTACGCCAACGCCACCTACGGAAGCTTCGAAAAGATCGCCTACCGCAACGGCGGATACTGAGCGGTACCCACTTGTCGCGATGACAGCGTGACAGTGTCACAACCCCGGCCGAGCCCCAGGTTCGGTCGGGGGATTTTCTTGTTTCATGGGTACGCGAATAAGGCTTTCTTGGGCTCCTTGCCTGTTTAACAAACCGAACACATCGGTTAAGGGCCATAAACTACTATCATTTTCGCTTTTCCTGTGAGGCGAGTAATGATGGATGGGTGAGCGCTCGAATATCGGGGGCAAACGCTTGGCTGGAGCTGCAAGTCCCCCAAGAAGGCGCGGGAGGCTGGCGCACGGCACGGCTGTGGCGTCTCCACGGTGAGCCTGTCGCGCTCGCCTTCGAAGCCCGCTCACTCGACGAAGTGGGCCAGGTGCTCCGGCGCTACGGCACACTCGTGAAGCGGCTGTTCGAACTCCCCGACAGGCCCTTCGGAACCCCCGCGTATTACAGGATGCTGTGCCGCGCCGGCGAGGACGGAGCACTTCTCGCCCTGATGGTCTGGGCCCTGGGCGACGGAGGGCACTATGAGCCGACCGCGTTCGAGTGGGTCACGGACGACGCGTCGGCGCTACCACCGGCCAGTGCGTGAACGATCAGAGAGTGACCTGGGACTGGCGACATGTCACACAGCGTGGGCATCCAGAAGCTCGCGGACTCCTGGGTTCGTGCGGTGAGGTTCGAATCGGTGGAAGGTCCCGCGGACCCAGTCGTTCAGGCGCGGGGATGCTGTGTGGTGGCTCAGCGTCGCGGCGCGGCCAGCCGATGCTGTTGCCTCGTCAAGGGCTCCTGCATCCAGATAGGAACCTGCCAGCCAGCACGCGTAAAGCCCGACCTCGCGGGCGTGTGAGTCGTCGTACGGGGCCGTCAGGCCTTCCAGGATCGGGACGGCCTTCTTCGACTGGTGCAGTTCTGCCCAGCATCGGCCGGCCATGATCTCCGACTCGTCCCTGTTGATCCAATAGACCGTGTCCGGCTCCTCCACCCGATCCGTATCGCGCTGATCATGTGCTCGCTCCGACAGCCCGATGGCTCGATCGACTCCGGAGGCATCTCCCGTGCGGGCACACGCCCATGCGAGCCGGTCTGCCAGGACCACGCGGACGGCAGGCAGGGCGTCGCGGGGCGCGTTTGCCAGAGATGCCTCGGCCATGGCGACGCCTTCGCGCGGGTCGGCCCCGGACGCCGTCAGGTACGACAGCTCTGAGAGGGCCGTCGAGCCCAAGGTGTCGTTCCCTGCCTGATTCGCAGTGCTCGCTGCGGCCAGCGCGTACTTGCGGGCCTGCGGGATGCGCCCGGCGTCGAAAGCGGTCCACGAAGCGAACTGGTACAGCTCGGCAAGCGCGCTCAGAAGGCTCCGCGCTACGGACTCCGTGTAGGAACCGTGAGCTGCCATCCCGGCAAGGGTGTCGATCTCGGCGACGACCTTCGGGTAGACGGACACGCCGCCGCTGTAGTCGTCCAGCCTGCGCAGCGCTGCCAATCGCTTGCCTGCGCGGACGACGTCAGCACGGCCAATGCGGCGGCCTTGCGCCATGGCTGAGGGGGCGGACAGTGCGATGCCGGCGACAGTCCCGGCTCCAAGGAATGCCCTACGGTCCACAGGAGGCACCAGCCCTTCCAGGTCAAGAACATCCGCATCAGGCGCGGGAGATTCACCGTAACCGGAGAGGTCCGCCCCAAGCACCTGTTCGAGGTAGGGCAACCAGTCCTCCGGGTGCCGGATGCCCTTCTCCCATCGGTAAACGTAGTGGCCGGTGCACGTGCCCTGCGTCTTGGCTGAACCGACGCCCCAGCGGGCGACGTTGAGTTTGCGCGCTAGCGCGGCCTGGGAGAGGTGCCGCGCATCGCGCAGTTCACGGATCTTCTCGCCGAGGGTCATGGGCCTCCCCTTTGGGCTCCTGGCATACAAGAGGCATACAGATGGCCTACACCCTGGCACCTATCCACTTGCCCATACCAGGCGTTGACTGAACATCAGCCTTCGTGATGTTGGAGGAAACGTCGATGACTTACCGCACCGGGGTGTTGGTGATGGACACCCGCCAGGGCAAGCTCGGAGAGGTCATGGAGGAGCGGCTTTCGAGGGTGTGGCTCCGCCCGCCCCACGGGGGACGTGAGTGGGACTGCCTGCCGGACGACCTTCGGCTGGCCACCAAGGCCGAGCGAGCCGCGTCGGGGGTCGGAAGCTGATGCTGGCCTGCCCGGAATGTGCCGAGCTGGAGAGGGCCAAGGTGGACGCCCGCCACAGGCGCGACATGTCCGAGGTCACAGACATCTTGGTCTTGATCGCCCGGCACAAGAGGACGCGCTGA